TGGCGTGTAGTAAAGCGTATTAGCAGAGGCTACAGAGGCGTTGATAACTGCAACACCGCTGGAGGGAGTCAGTCTTCCCTGAGGTGGGAAGTAGAAAGTAACAGCACCCGTCTGACCATTCAGCGAGGCGACAGAACCAACGGTACCGATGGAACCGATGGTAGCTTTCTTGAAGGCGTTGCTTGCAGCGCTGTCAGCTATTAGAATAAGATCGTTGGTAACAGGCGAAGCCTTGCTCGTCAGCGCAGGGATGCTGATGTCACCCATCGCTGTGGTGCTTCCGGTGGCGTTACCCTTCAGGGTGTAGGCCGGGGAAGAACCGATGCCGATGTTGCTCTGAGCTTGCAGTTGCTGAGCAGTAGAGAGAGTCTGAGGAGCACCGTACTGGACAACCGAGGCTGTGCCGAAGGCAGCAGCGTTAAGGTCACCGAGACGTGCAGGCTCATCGACGTTACCAGGAGCAGGCAGATTCAGGATACGATTACTATTCATATCCAGATTAGCCGTCATCTGGTTTGGGGCAGTTCCATCTCTTGACAGAGTGTTGTTGAAAGCAGTCTGTATCGTAGAGGAGTTATTATTAATTGTAGTCTGCGACGTAGTAGTGTCAGTTAGATTAGCTACGTCGTTTAGTGTAATTTTATCGACCATTATCTCGCTCGTCTTGCGCCAATGAAACCAGAGGCTGTGAGTGTACTTGCTCCAAATTGAGCGAAGGCTTCTAAGAATACCGTAGTAGTAGCGCTCAAGCTGAAACGGGCCGTACCAGCTATCAGACATTGAGTACCACCTGCCGTAAAGGTTGTGTTGAAGACGGAGAATGCACCGCCGTTAGGATTGGTTGGAACCGCAGCAGAAGTAGTGCTGATCCAGCAGCCCAGGTTGGTCATCGTGGTTGCGCCGCCCGGATTGAAGGAGACGTTACCTGTGACATCCCAGTCACCAGCGGTTAAGCTGATGGAAGTGACGTTAGCGGTCACACCAGTTGTCAGAGAGACACCGGAGCCGGTAGCGACACTCGAGGATACGTACTCACCGATCTCACCAGCAGCAGCGTTACCATTGCTGGGCTCGCCGGAGTAGTGTCCGGGAGAGACAGTAGAACCGTTGATTGTAGTAGCAGTGGCTGCACCAAGTGCACCGCCTGCGAAGATAGCTGCACCAGTACCGGACTCGTCCGTAAGGGCAGCCCTGAGGTTAGCCGAGGAAGGAGTAGCTAGGAACGTAGCAACGTTAGCTGCAAGACCGGAGACACCAGTGGAGATCGGAAGACCCGTGGCGTTAGTCAGGGTAGCAGCGGAAGGAGTGCCGATGTTAGGCGTTACCAACACAGGGTTGGTAGCGAAGACGTTAGCGCCTGTGCCTGTCTCATCCGTCATCGCAGCTGCCAAGTTGGCAGACGATGGGGTAGCCAAGAAGGAAGCTACGTTAGCAGCCATACCGGAGACACCCGTAGTGATTGGGAGGCCGGTAGCGTTAGTTAGAACACCGGAAGTAGGAGTGCCTAGCGCTGGGGTAACCAACGTAGGACTTGTAATAGTAGGCCCAGTCGAAGCTACGATGCTGCCAGTGCCTGTGGTGTTCGTCAGCGGAATGCCGCCGAGAACCAATGAAGGCGTAGAAACAGAAGTAGCAAAGTTAGGGTTAGGAATTGTAGCAATGGTAGCTGGAGTAGTTCCAGTTATCGCGATGTTAGTACCAGCAGTAAGCTTGGCATTCTCATCGCCCCATCCGATGGCGTAGTCAGTGCTAGACGTCTTAGTCAGAGACTGGCCAGTAGTTCCGCCGGGAGGGATATTAGAAATCGTTCCACCACCGATGAAGTCGTTGAGATCTTCCAGACGGAGGGGAGAAGTAGTAGTAGCAGGAACCGGTAGATTAATTATCTGGTTCGAGTTCATATCCAGAGCGGCACCCATCTGATTAGGAGCAGTGCCGTCCCGGGATAGCGTGTTTTCCATCGCAGCTGTTATGGCTGCGTTGTTGTTGTTAATCGCGTTAACTGCCGTGTTTTCGTTTTGCAGATTCGCGAGATCAGTTAACGTGACTTTAGCCATTAGGTTGCCGTAGTTACAGCGATCCAGGCAGTCGTACCGTTGTTGACAAACAGACGAGTAGACGTACTGGAACCAGTAAGATTGAGGTAGAGCGAGCCCTTCGTTGCGGAGAACGTCGGAGCACCGGTACCTGCAGTAATTGTTGGCTGAGAAGCAGAAGGGATAGCGACGTTAGTCATCGCATCGAATGCGATGGTAGCGCCGTCACCAACCAGCTGATTGCCAGTCATGTCGAAGTTTTTAATAGAAGCGACCATTATATTTCCTTAAAGAAAAGGGGGACGTCTCCCCCTTGTTCAGTTACTGAGTGATCGTACCGATACCGCGATAGCGAATACGAATCTTCATGGTACCTGCGCCCGTATAAGTACCAGCTGCGAGAGCGGTAATATAAGCGAAGTTATCCGTGAAGGACGTAATCGTACCGACGATACCACCGCCGCCACCAGCAGCAGCGACCGTGTAGGTGTTCTCTTCACCAGCGGCGTCATGCGAGGTAAGAACCTGCGCATTCAGAATACCAGTGTTAGAGATTACCGTAGTACGGTCCGCACGCATAGTGCCGATCGAGATCGAAGTACCAGCCGCTGGGGGCGTTCCTTCAACCTTGGTCTGTACGGATTCGACAAACACACCGCTCGGAATGAACGTGGTGTTGGCCTGAATCACAGGGGACGCAGTAAGCGTCGAAGGCGTCAACGTGAATTCGATATCACGCCATTCGCCGTAGGACAGGAAGTCTCCAGCAGTAGTAGGTACAGCTTTCGAAGTACCATACTGGATGTAGAGACCATCGTTGTTCATCCAATTTCCACCAACCATATTGTTACTCCTTAAGCTGGAACAGCAGCAGTGGCGGTGAGGACGGTGACCATATTCTCCGGCCGATAGAGCTTGAAGCCCCATTCAGCAATCGTCAGGTATTCCCACTGTTGCAAGTCTTTGTTGAACTCGCTGTAGACAGTCGGCTGCTGACGGAATCCGCCAATCCATGGGCAAGTATCGCCCGGGGTGGCAGAGAAGAAGTAGTTGGCGACACCATTGGTGACAGCAACGGAGTTGATCGTTTCAGCCGCAATTGCCGGAAGGTAATTGCTGACGTAGATATCAAAGCCGAAGATGTTGAACCGGAACTTAAAGCCAGTGACAATACCATCACGAGCAACCTCGCCCCACATTGGCTGTGGCGACATAAGGTTGACCATGTTAGCTTGCGTAGCTAGAGTGTAGGCAACAGAAGGGTCAACGACCGCACAGAGGTTCGTCAAGGGCACGTTAGCCTTTTGAAGGGCGTACTGAGCCTTGGCGAAGTCTTGGATAGTAATGGACTGGCCAGTACCACCTGCGACCCACCGGTGCGAAGCGTTGTTGATAGTGTTAAGATTCGAAGCGGTTTGTCCGGAATTCGCAACTGCAAAGATGCGAGTCTCCACGGCTTCCATCAACGCGCGGTGTTGACGAGGCACGAAGGCCGCGATAACATCGTTAGCGTAGAAAGAATCCCTCTTGAACTTCTCAGAAATCGCATTGGCCGAGTACTTGTACTGGTCAAAGGAGAACTGGAAATTACCAGTGTCGAACTGGTTGTACTTGACTGCCATATTCTCGTTAAAGTCGGCAGTTTCAGCTTCACCAATCGAAGGGATGTTGATGGTATAACCATCTGGGAAGTCTTGGATCATTCGGACAAACTTCATAGCCTGAAGCTCATCGAGCAGCAGTTCCTTGATCTGGCGAGACCAAAGCTGCGTGCGGATGAGATTCGACTGTGTCATGTCGGTAAAACCGGCCATGGAAGTTTATCTCCTGATTGATTAATCCTCGGGCATCCCGAAGTCACGACCTAGGGCCATGGCGTCGTCATGCATTTGGACGGCTATTTTGGGATCAAGGTACATCCGTGGATTGTTCTTCTTCATTTCCTGGTAATAGTTCCAGTCCCTACGTTTTGCAACGGGTGCAAAGGTAGTAGGTCTCTGGGTATTACGTGGGAGCTGGGGAGAAGACTGAGGTGCCTGCTGCTCTAAACCAAAGGTCTTAATAAAGACGGTAGGATGGTTCTTCGCGAGGTCGTCGGCAAACTCAGGAGTCAATCCTAGAGTACCCAAGCGTTGTTTGTAAGACTCTTGGTAGTTGTCACCATATGTCTCACGGAGTTTTGCCTGCATCTGTGACAGGTTTTCGTTCTGGATCTGCGACCGCTGGTGTGCTGTCAATCGATCATTAACGATCCTTTCGATGTCTTCAGGCTTCATTCCCGGTTGGACTTGATCCTTTTGGGTGTCGTCAGGAGAAGGGTCCAGTTGGCCTTTGTCTAATCGGTCTAGCAAGGCTTGTAGTTGTTCACCGGTCTTTTGCTGTTCTTTGATTGCCAAGTAATCCTTGGACAGATCATCGAAGCGGGCTTTTAGGGTCTCGACGTAAAGGTCTGCTTCTGCCTTGGCATTCAGCAATTCCTCTTGTGGCTTGTCCTTCCACTTATTGATTACGTCTTCTTTAGTTAGTTTCGACGGGGTCTGTTCGTCTAGTAGGCTGTCGGCCATTGTTTTCCTGGTCTAGGTTGATAAGAGCGAGAACGTCCTTAAGCGCCTGCTTGTACCCATTGTTGTGGGCCTGCTGGTACGCCCAGTTAGGACTCTCGTATGTTTTTGGGGAGATCTCGGCAGTCTCACGACCACTGAGGTTCGAAGTCACGAGCTTAGAAAGATCGTCTAACACCCACTTAGCTCGCAGAAGTGAAGTGGTGTATTGTGTTTTCTCTTCTTCAGACTTGCAGTGTCTGATCCAGTCTATCTTCATTTTACCTTACGCTTCTTGTCTAGTTTCTTATCGCGCTTGGTGTCTTCCTTGATGCGCTTCTTCTTATCAGAGGCGTCATCTTTCTTCATTGTCCATTTCATTGGCTGGGTACCGTTCCTGTTGGAGTGGCGTTCATTGGTGTGGGACGTTGGAGTCCAAGAGGTGCGGTGGCTGTTTTAGGGGGAGGGGCGAAGCCACCTTGGGGGTTGACGTCATAGTCGCCTCCGATGCCAGTTGCAGTACCAGCTTCCTGCTGTAGTTGCTCCTGCATAGCTTGGATATATCGTTGAGCATCTGCTTGCTCAGCCAGCTGGACAAACGGAGTGACAACTCCAAAGTCTTTAAGGTCAAAGACATTTTCAAGTATCTTAGCCAGAGTGATGCCGGAGAAATGGGGTTGGACTGTTGGCCAGAGGCCTGAACCAGTAAGCGCCGTGAGATTCTGGACAAGTTCTGCTTGTTCAGCAAAATGACGAGCTCCGACTGCTTTGATCCGTCCGACTCCAGTGATATCGTCCACTGTAAGATTTTGAAACGTTGTGGTTTGGAATTCATCGTTGAATACTCGGATTGCGGTCACTCCGACCATGTTACGTCTAGCCAGTTCGAGCATGGCATTCAAAAGCATGTCCATGTACTCAGAGAACTGGAATATCTTATTGTTAAAGAGACGGGAAGAAGCATTCTCTAGACGTTGTACTTCATACTTCGTCTTTTCGCCGGGGCTACGTATCCCCATAGCTTCCTTAGGAGCACCAGCCATCTCTTCCATCAGCTGGGCAAGATAATTGATCTCCATATTAGATTGCATTATCTCGACTTGTGGTTGGACAAGCTCAACATCTCCTTCTTCAGAGACGAAGATCTTCTCACCGGGCTGCCAGGTATAATCCTCGACAAAGCCCTTTACCTTCTGGACTGGGTAGGTAACTAGATCCCAGATGTCAGCCTTCATGTTCTCAACATGATCCATCCGGTATTGCATACCAACTAGATTATCTAGAGGACCCATGCCCCAGAGATTGTCCTGCTTCCTACGCCACGGGGTGTGGAAGATTGGTGCATATCCATAGAATGATGCGTTAGGTCTGTTCTCGATAAGTTTGTGACGATCGACGACAGTGATGACACGGTTCTTTTCAAAGGTGTCGGAGTAGGGGTCATACCAGTCTCCATAGAAAGTGAGGACTTCGCAGACATCGGATTGTAGATATGCCCGGAAGCTAGTGAATCCTTCCATAATGTACATTCGATCTTTTTGGGACCAGTCTCCGTGGTACTGTTGGGCACGGAATCGGATGTCTTTAAGGTAGGTATAGAGTTCTTCATACGCGGTCCTATTCTCATCGTTGGACATCTTTTCAAGCATGTCCTTCAGTTCACCTAGGGAAATAATGGTCCGAACAATTTTAGGTGACTCAATGAAAGACTCAGCAGTAGGATTAAACACAATATCGAGAGGGCTGATGCGACGAATAGTTGGCCCCACGAATCCGACTTGGGTTTTGTCCTTTTGCTCAACACGCATATCCTTCCACTCAACAGTGGCGATGGCGTTGCCAAAATCGATGTAGTCTTGAATGATCTTTTCAACCTCTGCCCGGAACATGCTCTGTTCGGTACACCAGGTCATATAGTTGACAATGGTGTCAACCTTATCCACGCTGTTCTGATCGCCAGCTATCCACTCCAGCCATTTCCGCTTAGGAAATAACGTAGCTGTATAGTTAGCGAACAGGTTGTCTCGAGTCTGACACATCTTCGGGATGGTCGTTTTGTTCTTCCAAGGAAGTCTGGAATTAGACGTTTGAGTGGTATCAGTTGCGTAGACGTATCGACGAACTTCCTCCCAAGCGTTCTTCTTCTCTTGGCGCATTCCATCCCAAGTCATCCAGCGCTCGGTGATCCGAGTAGCTAGAAGATCAGGTTGGATAACGTCGTCAAGAGCAACGTTTTCTAATGGTAGTACACGTCCGGTCAAATGACACCGCCGAATCTAGAGTGAAAGTTAAATGCAGATGCGGCAGGCTCATCGATGCTACCTTTTCTGAATGTATTAATTGGCACCGTAGCGAAGTCGATAGCGGACGCTAGTGCGTCCTTGACGTCGTCGTGCGCAGGGTTCTGGAAGATCAACTCTTCCTCGAGGACTTGAGTGTTGCCATGGGGATAATGCCAAATCTGTCTATTGGCATAACGCGGCTCAAGTATAGCCATGATTCGTTCGTCTTTAGACCCGAGCCAACGTGTTGGGCGAAACTCGTCCACCGCGAGTGTAAGTCCGTGGGGTCTGATGTAGTTGTCACGAAGATCCCTTACGATGACTTGCTGGGCGACGGAGACTTCGCATCTGATTTTTCGGAATCCCCACTTTTGGTAGAGCTTGAGGATGTGCTGGAAGTAGTCGCTAATTCGGTCAGTTTTGAATCGATCGATTTCAAGAACGTAATAATTGGATCTTCCGTCCACCCCCACAACGACAATGGATGAAAAATCGGCTCTCTTGTTAGAGGAGTATGCGAAGTCCACCGCGGCCACAACGTTAAGTCGTTCCCGCTTGTAGTGCCAGTTGTAGTTCTGATGGGAGAGGTGCTGTGGATCGTAGTACTGGAAAAGGTCCCGTTGGATTGGGGAAGATTCCACGTCTTGTGGATCATTGTAGTATTGGGCCCTAAATTGTATCTTGTTGAGGTACTGGGCTCGCTTAGTTCTAAGGATTGATTCGTCAAAGCCGAACCACTTTCCGTCTGAGCGCTGTTGTCTTGGCCAGAGGTACTGTCCTGTACCGTCTCCTGCCGTTTCGACTGCCGCTTCTTTGACGTCGAAGAGTTGTTCTGCTTCTGAGACATGTCCGATGTCGTCATAACTTTCTACTCTCATTGCTATTAGATCGTGATAGAGATCGAGGGGGTGATACCTAGTACCAACAATCCATTCTCGAGCTCCGACTGATTCGATGGAAGAAAGAAGACCATATTGGTCCTTTACTCTTTCTCGTCCTTCTTCCGTGTATGCGTTGCCCACCACAACGACGTCATCAAGAACAGCAATGTCACAATGCATCCCAACGATATTGCTTGTGAGGCCAGCTGTGAAAATGCTTGGATCTCGTATAGACTCCGCAGCTCTTCGTGGGTCATCTACCGATATCTCACCTTCGGTCCACTTTTCACGCTTCGCTTCATCTTTGTTGACCATCTCTGGCCAGTAGAGCCGGTACGCGTCACAGGTTATGATATCCTTGATGAACTTCAACTGTTTCTTAGCTAGGTTCGCGGTTGAAGAAATGTAGAGAACCCTTAAGGTAGGATCTCTGGTAAGCTCCCAGGCGACACGGTACGCTATCAGAGCGGACTTCATGTGATCTCTGGGTAGCAAAAGAAGCTGATGGGAGCTGGCGCTGCCGCTAGTCCACCAACTAATTACTTCTCGGTGGATGCTTCCGAGTAGCCTCTTCGGATGTACGAGCTTGATGAACTCTTCAAGAGAACTCTCTGCAAGACTGCGTCGTTCATTCCGGATAGGATCTATTTCGGATTTCTTAGGTCGGCCTCTCTTACGGGATGGTTCCACTTACCACCGTTACTCTCTGTCCACCATTGGTGTACGGGGATTGAGACACATAAAGACTCCCGTCAGGGGCTGTACTAGGACTGCCTCCGATAGCGGGAGCTGGGGTTGTAGTTACGTACAGAGCACCACAGGGGTGATATGCGCCTACATAACTGCCACCAGGTGCGATAACTACGTTGTAGCTACCGTCTGCGGCGTATAATCCGGTGTATGTTACACCGTTTACTTGGGATACATTCCAGCTTCCATTAGCTGCATATGTCATTGGTTAAACCTAAGGAGGAGAGTGGTGACGATGGCGATAATACCGATTGCACCTACGATGTAGCCTCCGACTGCGGAGTAGTTCTTACTGGTGAACTGGGACATCGTTTCTTTCAGGTTATTGATCTTTTCGTCTAGGTTGTCGATTTGTTTAGTGAATGCAGTGGCAGCCTTGTCAGCTGCTAGGGTATTGGATTCGTTTTGCTGCTTAACAGCTGCTTCTGCCGCCTTGAACGCTGCTGCTAACGCGATGTCTCGCATAGCGAACTCTGTAGATACACCTTTGAACTTCTCATCGATTATCTCGCGTTGAGCGGCTAATCGGACATCAAGTTCTGCTTTGGCACGGTCTACTGCATCGGTAGTAAGCTTAGTCGGGTCAGGGATTGGAATGGTAGACAAAGGAAGACTAGTTTCTCTTGTCATCTTTCCTCTCTAGATCCCGGATGGTAGAAGAATTACTGGCTTGCTTTACCCGAATTTCCCAGATGTCTCGTTTGATTTCTTCGAACCTGGTATCGTCGTGCTTCTCGTGGTATTCCAGTTTCTGCACGATAGCTGATTCCGTCTTGTAGATTTGTTCGTAAACTAACTGACGAAGACTTGAGAATTGGCCCGATAACCACCAGGCCAAACCCCAAACTGAGCCGCCAACAAAGATGGCGGTTGCCACTGAGATCATCACGATATCAGGGACTTTATCCATTACACGGTAGGTGTAACTGCTTCAGGAACCTTGTCGTCGATTGCCTGTAGACGGGTAGCGATAGCCGTTGCGGATTCCACAGCGGAGTCAATAGCAGCTTGCTGCTCGGGGGAAAGTCCACCGGGCGGAATGCTGGCGAGTTGAGCCAGAAGGTTGTCGGTATCTACCGATACCTTATCGACTTCCGAGGAAATCGAGGCGAGGATAGGAGCGAGATCTTGAATTGCAGCCATAAGTATATCTTCTTTCTTAATAATTTTCTTCAACAGACGAATCACCTCCACGTCGTGGAGATAGACATGAACGTCCATTATTCAGGAATCATGCACCAAGCGATGCCACCCACGAAGAGTGGTTGGGCCATTGCTGGAGCAAGCCATAGGGCGACGGTACCCGCAACGATGAAGCCGATAGCGAATACGATCTTAACGATGTGAAAGGCCTGTGCCATTACTTAGCCTTGATGCTAAGTGGTTGAGCTACGGGTCTTACAACTGGCGTAGCTGGCTTGGATTGGACTTCCTTGTTGACCTTAGACCGAGCATCTTCTTTAGCTTTGTCCACGATCTTCTTGTTCTCTTCCTGGGCTTTCTCTCCACGGACCTGGGCTTCAGCAGTACGCTTAAGCTCTGGATCACTCGGAGGAGTAATACCAAGACGAACAGCCTTAAGATCATCCTCAGTGGCAACTTCGACGCTGTCGAATTCGCTAGGATAAGTCTTGATGAGGGCTTTCTTTTCGTCTTCGGTGAACTTGACGAGTCCGAGGGAGACGTTTTCATGACTTCCATCGTTGTATTGTACGATAATAGTTCTTGGGGGTTGTGCGGTGTGCATCGGAGAGATGATACCGACTTCCCGGTTTTTATAGATTGCCATTGTTTTCCTTTTGTTCTGGATCTGGGCTGCGTTGCATTAGATCCTCTTATAGGTCTCGGCCCATCTATTTCAGGTTTGTGATTTTGTAGATTGCTTTGGTATAGACGGAAGTTAGATCATCTAGAATATTCTCTAGGGAAGAAACGTCCTTAGCAATCTTGGATTTGTTCTTGTTCAGCCACTTGAAGTCTTCCTTCAAGACGGTAAGAATGTCTGAGGAGGATTTATACTCCGGAATGGAGACAGAAGGTATCAAGCCGAATATAGCTTGGTAGTTCTCTACGAAGTTGTCTGTCTTGTCGATTACATCGTCGTAGAAATCTCCTAGAGCCATATGCTCCGAGAAAGACTTAGTAGCCCAATGAGCTAGATGGGCTTGGTCTCGTACGGTAAACATACGCTGTAGAAACTCTTCAATCATGGTTTTAATACCTTTGGTTTAACGACGTCATCGGCATGCTTCTTCGCGAGAAGTGCCATAGCTCTCTGTCCGACTAGGACTTGAAGAACTAGGATTCCTCTTTCATCTAGATTCTCGATAAGATCTTCTAAAGTAGACATAAGTTAAATTTCATTTAACGTATAAATATTCCTTGACATAAGTATACAGGAGTACTACCCTAACTGTAAAGGAGAAAGATATGGGTTTCGATAAACCAGTAGACGCAGAGAAGATCAGGATGGATATTTATCTCGCGATGATGGAAGAAATGGCTGGAGATAAGACAGAACATGGAAAACGTCAACCCGGGGAGCGAGCGACTTACGAAAGGAAGACTGATGAGTCTTAATGGATTACGTATCGGTGGAGACTATAAGCCACCTAAGGAACCTAATGATGATGCTAAGGTAGCACTAGGTTGTTCCTTCATAGTATTTATCTTAGCAGGTATAGGACTTAGTATATGGCTTTACCTAAGCTAACTAAGCTAACTAAGAAAGAGAAACGTCAGAAGACTATAGATAATTACTTAGAATGGGCCTATGCTGATCCTAAGTACCGAGAGTTCACTGATAGAATGGTTAAGCAGTATCTAGACACCGGAGTAAGACCGGATATCGAGAAAGAGTTTAAGGAATACTTAGATGGTCGTGAATTACACTAAGATAGAAATACCCAGTATGGCTTATAAGCTAGAATGGGATGAAGAAAAGAAAGAAGTAGTTCAAAGAGATTTAACTCCAGAGGAGTACTTAGCTGAAACCAAGTATGCTGATGAAGTTTTAGCTTCTTTCTTACCGAAAGACAGCAATGACTGATTTCTTTATAAAACCTGTTCCTTTGCCACTTCCGAGGCCAATTATGGAAGAAGTGATTCCGGGGGCCTCCATCCCTTCTAGAATGCCTCTAGAAGCCACAGAGAAGCTCACTGATGCGTTTCTAGAGGGTGCCCGCTACCCCCCTAGCGGCGAGGGGGTAAAACCGCTGTACGGGCTTCTAATTGAATCCTCAGCCATTTTGCTATTTATAGCCTTTTTAGGGCTAGTTTACTGGAAAAGAGAAAAGATATGGAACTTGTTACTTCAGCTACGGAGCTGGATGTCCCAGAGACTGGGATGGTAGGACTGATGGTTATTGTCGTAGCGGTGCTACTGGTGGCTATATTTAAGTTTAGGAGGTAGGATGGGACTGTATTCGTTGTTGATGGATACCAACCTGGGTATGTATCTGGCGTTTGGTATTGTAGTTGTGCTACTGGTGTTGAGATGAAATGGTATTGTCATCACTGCCATAACACTTGGTGGCAGGAAGATCCTACGGAGTGTGTCTTCTGTAAGAGCACAGTGATCGAAAGAGTGGAATAAATTTTGGTGAGTAATATTTGAGATGTAGGATGGAACATTTGATTAGAAGTCAGATTTACTTGAAAGAGTTTTCTAAGTTTATGGTAGAAGAACGTTCAGATCTTGTAGAAAAATTTCTGTGCGATACTTTTTAGGTGTAGTTCAATGCGGCGGAAGGCACCCCCCATCCCCCCTTGGCCCCTCTAAGGCGCTACGGCTCGTGAATACGTAATTACATCACATAATATACTAACCTAAGCTACGTAATATACTAAGTAAGGTATCTAGAACACGTATATCTCTTAGGTAATTACATAAGATAATATACTATGATATTATCTATAGGCCCGCGCCAGCGGTGTTGCATAATTACTACTTATTTAAATTAGTTGTATTTATATCACTGTCGTCGTTATCACGGCACTGTGATCGAAGATAAGCCAAGCTGCCTTGCATTAGACACAAAGAGGGATCATACTCTAAGCACGGTCGAAAGATGGTAACTCCAGCCCTACGGGTTTGCTGGCCTAGCTGTTCATCGATTGGGCTCTATCTCATCGTTAACCGGACACAGCCTAGAGGCAAATGCGCTCTAGCTGTGTCTTATTTCTTGAGAGGAATACACTATGACTAAGGTAAACAAGGCTAACGCACTGGCAATCGGCGAGGGTATCCGCAAGGCTGCACTCTCCTACGCGAACAAGACAGGCACGGCTATCGATCTCGTCGTGGTCGCGGCTGCCAATGCCAAGCATGAGTTCTCTCTGACACCGATCAAGCTACGGGCTGCCATCATTGGCAACCTGTCCGCCGACGAGGTGGCAGCGCTGCCCAATCCCGGCAGCAAATGGAGTGATCTGGAAGAGGGCAGCAACGAGTTGGCTGATATCTTCCAGTGGAAAGACCCTTCCAAGCCGGACAGCAAGGCGAAAGACTTGTCGTTCTACGTGGCGTGGTCGGATAACACACCGGAAGGCAGGCACGTGCTGCAAGAGCTTGACTATATCAAGCGCGTGACAACGGACGGGATGGATCGCTCCGATATCCCCGCCGACTGGATGAACAAGACGGGGAAGAACCCGCAACTCGTGAACAAGCGGAAGAAGTATCTCGAAGGCAGGCGCGGCACGATCCGCAAGAGCTACAAGGATGCAGTCCGCTTGATCTGGCAACTCGATATGGTCAACGAGCTTGAAGGCTGCGCTGCCCATGTCAATGATGACCACGATGACAACACCGTGACCGTGGTCAACAAGGGCAGCATCAAGAATGGTGTTGCCGGTGAGTGGAAGGTCATGTCAGTCGGCGCCTTCCTGAAACTCAAGGTTGCCAAGGCACTTGAGCAAGGTGGTTCGTTCACTGTGCTTATGGCGACCGCTGAACGTGGCAAGAAGGAAGCCAACAAGGACAAGACTGGCCTTCCTGCCATCAACAGCATTCAGACGCCGGAGACAGCCGACAAGGTGGCGGCGATGTTCGCTCACTACCTTGACCGTGCATTCAGTGATCGTGGTTCCGCTGAATACACTCAACTGTTGAAGCACCTAACCGCTACGGATGCAGGCAAGCAATCGGTTCACATGCTTGGCCACATCCGCAATCGGCTCAACTCTCTGTTCAAGATCGATACCGTTCAATCGATCTATGACATCGAACAAGAGAAGATGAACAAAGCAGCCTAACCAACTCAGACTATCAACCCCCGCGCCAGCAATGGCCGGGGGTTTTTCTTTGTTCTGCATTTCCCGTGGCATGTGGTGTACTGTATACCACGGCCGCCGGTGGTATGTGGTATGTGGTATACCAGTGGACTGTGTGATGTGCGTCACATAGTCATGCTATGACAGGTTTTTCTATGGCCCGTGCGCACTGCCCACGTGAATGATGACAGGTTTTAAGGGCTTGTGCGTACTGCTGATAAATCGTTATGTACTATTCTATATTAAGCTGAGATATAACAACTTAACGGTAGGTAATTTGACATAGAAGTTTAAGGGGCTCATAATGTATACAATGGGCAGGAGGTCTGCTCATTACAAAACGGAGATTATTATGAGCTTGTACATCAAGACGGCAGACGGATGGAAACCACTCGTTATCTCATTTGCTCCCTGTTCCAACAGCAACGATCTGCAAGGGGTGTATCGTCCTGAGCCGATCGAGGCTGTCCGTGCCCAGTATGCGTCACGATTGACGCGTTTCATCCGTGCCAACGGCCTCTCCATGATGGAGAAGCAGGCACACTTCCGTGGCCATTCCTTCATCGAGCCGATCTATGGCGCATTCGGGGAGAAACTGTGATGCGGCGTCTATTCGTGATGATGTTGGCAGTAACTGTGGCTGATGCTGCCCTCATGATCTGGTATCTATTTTTCTAATCTAATCTAACGCATTAGCTCGCGTGACGGGCTAGAGGAGAGTGTTATGAGTGAGTCAAACCCAAAGGGAGTGATATTCTGGTATGTCGTGATGTTTCTGGTATGGCTGGGGCTGTTCACTGTTGTAGTTTCATACTACCATTAGGAGACTGAGATGGATAAGCGAGAGGTTGTTACTCACATGGGTCGTGAGTTCTTCGTCACGACACAGACGGCGGACGAGATAGCGCTACATGTCGCCCGTCGTGACGGCTATCGTATCGCTGGATACGAGGATGGCACCGGTGAAGCTAACTATCCCGTGCCTGCTCATCAGTACATCGTGCTGATATCTCCTCACTCTGTCGAGATGTGTCTCGGCATCGTCAGGACATACGAGGAGGGTGGCTACGTCGGCTACGAATGTGAGTGCGTGATGTATATCACGGACTATCCCAGTATCGTGAAGATCAGGTGATCCATGCGGTTGGCATTGATTGACGGCAGTAATCTTTACGAGAGTGCCTCTGCATCAGGCATTCGACTTGATTACAGACGACTGCTGGAGCTGATCAATGAAGATGGTCAGCTTCTTCGTGCGTACTACTTCACTGCATTACGAGCGAAGGAGATTGAATCCCCTGTGCGTAAGACAGTGGATTGGCTTAGACACAACGGGTATGTCTGCGTCACGAAAGAGACGAAGGAATACACCGACCCTGAGACGGGTAAGTTGAAGATCAAGGGCAACGTTGATGTCGACATCGCAACGTATGCCTTCATTAATGCCGCGCTGGTGAAGGAGATCTGGTTGTTCTCCGGCGATGGTGACTTTACTGTGATGGTGCGGATGCTTCAGGAACGCTATGCCCTGAAGGTCTACGTCGTCAGCAGTATGGGCTTGGTAGCAACCGAGCTTAGAGCACAGGCAGATAAGTTCATCAATCTGTCTGATATCCGCGACGACATCCAAAAGGAGGTAACATGACGTGGGCTGATCTGCTTAAGTTGTTGCAGTCTTATCACAAGGAGGACCCTGATGTCCTTCAGTCCAAGGTGAGCATGACATCGACGGATACCCTGGAGTATCTCGATCTCGTGGAGTCTACGTCGAAGGGTACGCTTACCTTCATCGCTGACTGGAACTACACACCGGAGGAAGCAGAAGATGGCTAAACGTCAGCGTATCTGTCCGGAATGCCTTACTCGTGGCATCACTGCGTACTTCGAGAACGGTAACGAACTACGCCATCATCGGCGGGCTCGTCATCCCAAGACGAAGACACAGATCAAGGCTGAACGTGAAGCTCTGTCTGTGTACCGACGGCGTGCCATACTTGCCGCTGCGCGGGGCACAGTAGAGGACTAAGGTATATCAAACCGGCGGCGGATCGCCTCACGATACAGGTGTATCCGCCGTCTGTCAAGGAGAATGTGATGTTTAAGATCGTGGAACACAAAGGTGTGCTCACTGTCCGTAAGGCCAGCAAGAAGCTGGATGCGTCGCAGCAGGAGGATAACTGGGAGGCTAAGCGCAAGGATATCCTGCGTATTCGTGCTGCCAAGGTAACGAAGAAGGACAGGCGTGAGTATGCACGCATGGAGAATAAGCGTAACCGTCGCGCCAATGCACGACGTAAGGCTGCGTGATAAGGGCTTATGAC